CATACCATAACGAGTCTTAAACCCGATACGTGGTTGGAAGTCATTCTCACCAACGGCACGAACCATTTGCAGAGGAACGTATGGGCAGTAGAAAACACCTGCGTCATATGGGTTAGTTCCCTTGTAACCGACAGTTACATAGTCAGTCGTTGCATATGGATCGATGTAAACGCGCATACGTCCGTTCAGTACACCAGCAAAGGTGTTACCAGTATCATCTACTTGCAAAGCAGTAGACAAAGCAGGAGCGTAGTCGAGCATGCCAGCAGCAGTCAGAGCAGTAGCAACGTCTGAAGAACAGATCATTACGTTACCCTTACCACGACGAGTCTCTTTAGCGATAGCGTTTGCTTCGCGATCCAGTTGGACCAAAAGACCTTTAAACTTCTCAACAGACCAGCGTCCGTCAGCATCAGTACTCAGGTCAAAGATTCCTGGAACAGTGCAGTTAGCAGTCTGTGCGCCAGTCTTTGCTTGACTATTGATAGTGCGGATAACTTCGCGGTTGATTTCAGCAAGAATCTCTACTGACAAGATGTTAGCGAGTTCTGCTTCAGCGTCAAGACCGTGGATTGCTTTCAAGTCTTGTGCCAGTTCGATCGTGTACTCTGCCTTCAAAGCGCGTGACTTTGCAGTAACAGTTGCTTTCTCGATCGTGAAACCCATTTCAGCGAATTCGCTGTCAGGAGCGCCAGTTCCGAGTGCTTCTGCTTGAGGAGTAGTCATACCACCACCGACAGAAGGACCAGTACGTCCTGAATCGATGCCAGTAGAAAGACCTTCTAAACCGCTTGATCCAGGTACGTGGGTAGTTGCGCTGTCACCAGAGTATGGCTCGATTGCTTCTTGGAATAATGCCTCGTCGCCCTTAGTAGCGCCAGAACGAGTAGTCTCGTACTTGCTCTTCATAGCGAAGATCAAGCCAGTAGGACCAGACATTGGTTGAACACCACATACGTCATATGCCATCAGGTTAGGCATAGCGCGACGAACGAGTGAGATTAATACTGGGTTCCAGTTATCAACGTTGCCAGTATTGTTAGCAGCAGCAGTCTCAGAAAGGAAAGATTGAGCGCCAGACTCGGCGATCATTGCTTTCTCTTGGTTCTCAAGGACAGCAGCAGTAACGTTACGACGGTGACGGTCAACAACAGTTCCAGCGGTTTCTTCGTTTAATACTGGCGCCCACTTGGCAACCAGTGATTCGTAGTTCAGATCCATTTGAATATCTCCTATGGGTCAGTGGGTTATGATAGTGTGGTTTTACGGATTGCGGTCAGGTACTTCTCCATAGAAGGTGCAACTTCAGCGATGGCGCCAGGAACTTCAGCGTCAGTCTCTTCAGCAATAACTTCTTCAGATACAGTAGCACTTTGCGCGAAGAAAGACTCTTTGATAGTCGCAACTTTGGCAGTGAAAGACTCTTCACTTTCAAAATCAACGCCTTCAACGAGTGACTTTAACTTCTCTGCCTGAGTGTCGGCAAGTGAAGATACTGCTTCTGCTACGATAGCAGAACGCATCAACTCAGTAACCGTTTCAGTCAGGGCAATTGCATCAGCAGTAGTAGAGTTGAGTGCTTCTTCAAGTTCCTCAACCTGCTCTGCCAAATCATCAACGAGGTCAACTTTGGTTTCTGGTACATCAATGTAAGACTCAACGAACAGACCTTTAAGGTCAGTCATAAAGTTCTCAGCGATTTCAGCACGAAGACCAGATTGGACGGCAACTTTGTTCTCTTCCATCCAAGACTCAACAACGTAGTTTAGGTACGAATCAACTTTCTCGACGAGTTCTGCGTGCTGAGACTCAGTCTCTTCAGCAAGACGCTCTTCGTAAGTTGCTTCGATTCGCTCAATTTCTTCAGCGAGTTTTGACTTTAATGCCGCTTCAAAGATTATAGCAGTTTTCTGCTTAAACTCTTCGGAAAGAGTCGCTTCAGATTCAACCAATTCGCCGAGTTCCTCAGAGTAGTCAGCAACAGTTTCTGCTACAACAACTTCTTCTGATTCAACTTCGACTTCTTCTCCCATCATCTTGCCATAAGCAGCAGACAATTCAGACTTATTAAGTCCAGACATCTTGCTGTACATAGCGTTGATCATAGCGCCTTTGGTTTTTGGCATTTTTTCGCTGTTCTTCTTATCTCCCTTGCGAGCAGGAGCAGAAGATGTAGCATCACCTGCTTTGTCTACAGACGCGACAGATTGTGCCTCAGCGTTCTTAAGGTCATGTCCTTCCACGACTTCCTTCTCATCGCGGAGTTCAATGGTTTCGTTATCCATTTTAGTTCTCCTAGTTTCTTTTAAAAGGTTTCTTTTAAAGATGAGAGGAAATTCTTATACTCACAAATTTGTTCTACCGATGAGATCGGCGTCACAGAAGGAGCAATAACTTCAGTCTCTTTATCTTCACATATTTCTTGAGCGGTTAGGATTCCTTGATGCCAAACCCAATCTACTCCTTCCATGATGCCATTAACAAAGGCACCAGGAGCAGAGGGATCTTGTACGATATCTACCGTACTAAGCATGAAGTCTTCACCAACATACGCGACACCGCCACGCTGTTCAAGACTACCCATTCCACGAGTTGAGACACCAAGATTAACACCGCCCTCTAGAAGACCTTTTACGATCCGACCCATCGGAGTGTCAAGTATTGATGCCTTTCCGATCACATCATTGCCTTCGAAGTGAAGGTCAGTGATGAGATGCGAAACTTTGTCGAGATTGACGGTTGGACCTTCTGGATGGTTCAACTCGCCAACTGCACGATTCTTTGATACCTGCTCGTCCACATACTTAGCAACAGCGTTCTCCATAGTTTTCTTTGGATACACACGACCATTACGGTTCTTTTGCTCTGCTTGGGCGAACACGCCTTCTATGATGTATGACTTCTCGCCTTTCTCATTCTTCTCAACGATACACTGTACATTATGTTCGTTGAATTCTGAAATAAGTTTCATGTCAATTCCTTTATCGCAGTCTCTGCTGCTTTCTTAGCGTCCCTTTCGGTACGGAATTTATCGAGATAATCGCCGTCGACATATGCTTCAAAACCTCTAGCAGTCCTGTAGATATCGTATTTGACACGATTTACTCTACTGCTGGTTATAGGTTTCCCAGTAGGTCTACGGTTTCTTATCTCGGATAATAGTTTCATAGAGTTTATTTATACAAATTATATCTTAAACTTCTACTTCTTCCGTATCTTCCTGATCCAGGATTCCATCAACGTCTTGCCCGATTGATTCAAGCGGGTCTTCAGCGTCAACGTGTTCGTCTTCAGATCCAAAATCAAAAGACTCAGGTTCGCCTGCATCAGATACTGCTTCGACTTCAACTTCATGATCAAGTTCAGCAACTTCCTCTGCCTCTCCATCTGAGACTTCTTCTGCCTCAGGTGCATCGAGTTCTGCTTCAACTTCATCAGAAACTTCTCCATCGCTACTTCCGTCTGCGTCTTCGGCGTCGAGTTCAGCGAGTGCTGCTTCGACTTCAGACTCTGGAATGTCGTCTTCGTCTGCTGGAGCACCATTATAAATCTGTCCAGCAACTTTAATTTTTTCTGCTTCGAGTGCGTCATTCACCCTATCTCCTATCAATTCGGCAAATGATTTGCCTGCTGCGTTCAGGTCACCAGACCCTACTTGACTGAGCAGGTCACTTACTGAAACTGTGACGGGTTCTTGCACTTCGTTTGCATGGGGGTTCTGCTCAATTTCTGGTTTAGT